TCAAGTGCTTCACCTGTAATCTTAATATGTTTGTCGCTAGCGTCTGCAATGTTTGCTCCAAGTAAGTATTGGAACGAACCTAAGGAAGCCAAGGCATCTTGAACTTCTAGGTTGATTGTACGGGCAAAGTCATAGATAATTAGCTGTGTAGCAGATTGTCCACCACGAACTTCTTTCATACTAGACTCAGAACTGATGTTTGCAATTTTGAGTGTATCTAGTTCAAGAATTGGTTCGCCGGTGGTTAAGCTGAACATTGTAGCGTCAATAACTGTGACGATCCCAAATTTTTCCGCATTATGCTTCAAAACATTGAGTGCGTTTAATGCCATCTATAATCACCTCTTATGAGATTTTGATATCTATTCTAACTCGATATCTAAGTCGCTATCAGTTACCAATGCTGATAAACGATAACCAACCAGATTATCTCTAAAGATTTCTGGTTCTAGGGTATCGATAACAAACTTGCCTGATAGACTAAATTTTTGTTCGTTTAATTCGTTGAATACTTCTTCAGTAACACTCATTAAACGCAAGCGATTATTGTTTAATGTCCAGTAGTCGGTATGACACACAATAGCGATGTTAATCTTAACGATTACACCTTCTAAATTATCACCATAAACTACCATCGGCACTCCTATCGAAATAAAATTGTTGATGGTGTTGTTAGGGTCTGTGTTATACTCTACAATTGGATTTAAGACAACAACCGATTCTTTTTGTGCAGTTGTTAAGGCTGCTTGTTCAAGTGGGTTAGCAACAGAATAGAAAAGCATTTTGGTAATGGTATCATTATTCAAAAGCTTATTACGGATAGCAAATAATGTTTTATTTAAATTACTAAGTAAACCCATTATGCCACCTCTTTAGATTCGTTGACTATATTCCCGCCTGAGTCTTTGGTTGCGATTTGCAATGTGTTAACATCATACGGCACAATAATAACCACTTCGGTATCAGTTTGACTTAAGACTGTTACATCCGTATTAAAACGAACATAACCAAAGTTTGTACTGATTGTCAGTTGATCTCCAGCTACTAAAATACTATCATCAATAACTGGCGCAGTTGGTGAATTAGCAATGCTTTCAGTAGTATCGTCAGAGACAGTTACACTATCTAAATGAATTGACAAGAACATAATACCAGCAATGGTATTTCTATCCACATTGTCGACCATCCAAGCTTGACCGTTAATCATAACGCGCTGGCGTGGTTTCATATCTGATTTAAAGGCAGCAATTAGTAGGGGTTGGTCCCCAACTTGCGCCATTGACACTGCTTGTGCTAATAGTCCTTCATTGAGCGTTTCAAGCTTGCGTCTTGAGCCCATATAGAAAGCACCAAACTTTACATTGTTATAGCCGTAAACAACATTACATTCTAACATTTTATGCTTATTATATTCCGCAAAATCAGGATGATCATATTCATCAAAAATCAAATAAGTTTTATCTTTATAAGTGATATAATCACCAATAAAAACATTTCTTTGTTCGCTTTGTGGTAATCCATCATCTATGTGATTTATATAAGTAAATAATAAAAGCTCGTTAGGTCCTTCTTTATACGAAGAAATAACTAATGCTGTGATTTCAAAGTCGTTTTTTTGGAGAACAACGGAAGTTTTTGATGGAGATTCATTAATAAACGACAGGGATACATCACGGTTGACCGATGTTTGTATGCTGTGTCGTCGTCTGAAACGATCAATCCCATCACTACTCATCGCTGTAAATATCTCCAATCGTGGATTTGTTTGCTACGCTACGACTATAATTATGTTGTGCCCAATAGCATTCTTTCACGGCATCTTGATATCGTTGTCTTAATGCCATGATCATGTTTGCTTGTGAGTGAGTTCGTATCGCAGAGTCAAAGTATTTTTGCTCCATCTTTTTTTCATCATCTAATTGTTGTTCTAACCAAAAACGCTTAATAAAAGCAAGTAACACATTAATTTCTTTTTGTGTGATATCATTATCAAAAGCTAAATCATCTGGGTCACTGATACTAGCTAGACCATAAGATAAATCGATTCTCGGAAACCAAAATTCCCCAGCAGCTCGTTTAATCAAATTGTCCAAATAAAGCTGAATATCGTGATCCGTCATTTCAGCTAATGTGTCACTCTTGAGTGAGTCAAGAATTTGAGGGTATAGACTTTTAAAGGTTGTACCCATCTATAGTCTTACTCTACTAATTCTTCGTCATCGTAATCGTTCTCAATTCGGATGGGAACTTCAAGTTTTTCTTCGATTAAATCGACCATACCTTGGGTCAATTCGTTTCGCATATTCAAAGCTGCTTGAATCAAAATCTCAATTTCTACACGATCATCGCGACCGATAAGAGCATCGACTTTGGTACGGTTGTTGTTTTTAAGAAGCTTTTCAATTTCTTCTTTTTCCAAGCGTACAGGTTCAGCCGCAGGTTTCGCATCCACTTTACCGTGGTAGAATCCTGATGCTACAGCTTTCTGTAAAACTTCCTCCTCTTGATCTTTACGGATACGGAAGTATCCTTTGTCGTAAAGTTTTTTCGTTCCGCTCTCAGTAAAAATACTGACAGCCAATTCTAGTGGTGCATAGATGGTTTCCACATCGTGTTGCCACTTGAATCGTTGAACTGTTCCGAATTGATGATTTCTTAACTCAATACTAAGCGCCCCAGGTATTAATTTTTCCAAGGCAATAGTTTTGTTTTCCATATTTTTCACTCCTTATGTGATTATTGGAGAGGGGTTAAACCCCTCTCTGAAAAATGTTGTTTGATTAAGCAGTAAATTCGTAACGACCGATGTGGTTTTTGAATAATACTGTCATACCAACGATTTGGTGGTTTTGGTATTCAACGCCACCAGTTGCTTGTTGGATTTCTTGAGTGTAGCCTTCTCCTTTGAACGCAACTTTTACAGGTCGTTCGTCAGCAGGTAACACTAATAAAATATCGCGGTAGTTCGCAAATACGAATGGAGTGTTGTTAGTAGTAACGAAATAATCTGGCATCATAACTACAGGTACTCCTTTGTATAATTGAACGAATCCTTGAGTACGAATGTCAATAAGGTCAGCAGGTACTGCTCCACCGGCATTGGTTAAACCAATGTTGACAATTTTAGATACTGATTTACGGAATCCGAAAATGAATGGGTTTCCATAAGCACCAATAACTTCGATTACATCGTCAAGATCTTCTTGAACGAAGCTGGATCCACTTGCTTTGTTAGCAGAAGGTGCTGCTGCAGCTGCTGCGAAAAGCGCGTCTACGACATCGCGGAAAATTCTTTCTGCCCATGCGTTAGTGATGATAGAAAGTAATTCTGCAATAGTGCGTTGTCCAGTTAATAAGTCTTCTAGGGTAACTGCATAAGCAACTGCCCAAGGATACATTTCCATTTCTAATACTTTTCCGTCTAAACGGTATGCACGGTATACTCCACCACGAGCAGAACGGCGAACCGCTGTGTATTGGCGACGAGTAGATGCATAAGTAGTAGGAATAACAAATTCTACTTTTTCATTTCTTCCAAAACGACGGACTTCTGCAAATTGTCCAGTCATGTCTTGAATCTGTGCAGGTACAACTTCGTCAATTACTTCATCAATAATTGCGAAAATTTCACGGCTGTTGTAACGAAGTGCACGGATACTAGTGTCTCCAGAAATTTCTTCAAAATATGCGTTTAAAGCATTACGAGCTGCTTCTTGTACATCTTTGAAATTTAAGCCAGCTTCTGGTTTAGCTGCTGCTTTTACTAAAGCTTTTACTTCTTCGCGTCTTGTCATTATTATCACCTCGTTACGCTACGGCAACTACAAGCACTTCTAGTGCAAGAGTTTCCCCGTCAGGTAAAGTTGATCGTAATACTGAAAACTGAGGTCCTACATAGTCTGTTGGTAAAGAACCAATAGTAAGGAGTCCAGTTTCGTCATCGAATTTTTCAGCGAAATCAGATAATAGACCATAGTCTTCACGAAGGTCTAAGATTGGCTCATTGTAAGCCATGAACATTGGAGAAGCTGTGTTCCCATCTGCTGGTACTACCACTTCACCGTCATTATTTAAACGGAAAAAGAATCCGTTGTCTAGATAGCCGTCTTTCGAAACAGGAACTACTTTTCCTGATGCCTCGATATCAGCTTTTGCTAGAGGTTGCTGAGCGATTACTGCGCCGCTTCTTAAAGCTGCAGAGTTATTGATCTCAACGACTTTGAATACATCAAAGTTTCTTGCCATAATTTAATCACCTCAAATTATTTTTTGTATTTTTCAACTAATTTAGCCAAGTCATTTGCTCTACTTTCTTTTAGTTGACTAATAACTTGTAATGTTTTGAAGCCTGTATTTTCAGCCTTAGCTTCTTCGGCTTTTGCTTGTTCTTTGGTTTTTTCTAAGAAATAATCTGCTACTTTCAATTTAAGTTCAGTTTCTAACGACGCTTTGTCGTATCCGCCTAAACCTTCTAAGAAACTAACATACACTTCTTCCGATAGGAAGTTCTTGTAAGATTCTAAGATTTTTTCTTTTTCTTCTTTTCTAAATCTTTCAAGTTCTGCTCTTTCACTTTCAGTAAATGAGGCATCACTATCTTCTTTTGCTTCTTCTGCATTATCATCATCCTCTACTCCAGTAGCTGTTTCTAGTGAAGACATTTTTTCTTTGTCTTTATCATCGTGGCCCGCCATATCCATGGGCTCTTCGTCTTTAGCCATTTTGTCTTCGTCTTCTTTAGGATGATCCATCATGTCTTCTTCATCCTTATCAGGATGATCCATCATGTCTTCCTCGTCTTTGTCAGGGTGGTCCATCATGTCTTCTTCATCTTTGTCAGGATGTCCTACCATGTCTTCGTCGTCTTTTGGATAACCCATGTCTTCTTTGTCACCTAACATGTCCTCTTCATCATCTGGCATGTCTTTATCGCCATGTTCTTTCATGACTTTTTTGCCATCTTCATCGTATTTCATGTCAGTACTGACTTCAGCAACTGGTTCGTTGGTTTCTGCAGAGGTAGCTTCTGTTTCGAGTACACTGTCTACGACAGTGTCTTCGACTGCGAAGTCGATTTGTTCTTGTAGGTTTTTATCCACAAGTTTCACCTCCGTTGTGTTTTCGAGAAGCACCGCATTATTTTTGCGTGTACTTTTTGGATGATCTTTAGGTAATAAATCGTAATCGGTTATGTATTTTGGATTTTCTGGTCTACCATTTCTAAGCAGGTAGAGATAAGCATTGACTCTTGCCATTGCCCACGCGCCACGGGTTTGACCCGGTCTGTGGGAAGAAGAGTAAGCTCCAGCACCTCGTCGATACACATTTCCACCAGCACCGCTTGCGCTTCCTGGTTTATTCTCGTCGCTTCCTTTAATTTGCTCTTTCTTAGGAGCGGGTTTTGCTTCTTGCATATTTTCTAAAGTCATCTCACCGTCTTCAATTAAAGACATCTCTTCTCTAATTTTAACGATTTGGTTGCGTTTACTTGTCGCTCAAGTATATCCAGAGTCGCCACCCCACAATAGCCATGCAATTCGTCCAGCAGATGGGTATCCATCATCGCCAGGATTAAATCCTTTGCCTTTTTTGTCTACTTCGTGTCTGCTAAAATACGAATACATGCGTTGTACTGTCTCGGGGCTCAGGTTTTTTCTGTTAGCAATATCTCGAGCACGAGCAACTCCAACCGCTGTGCCCCCTCGTCCGTATTCTTTGCGTAATTCTAAACCTCGTCTGGCATTGTTTGCCATACTTTCGGTGGGTTTCAAATCTAGATCTTTCAGAGTTTTGTAATCTAACATGCCATACACTTCATCTGCGTATAACATGTCAATTTCTTCTCGTGTTAAGAATCGCTTGAAGACTTGTGTAGGCCCTCCAACTAAACGGACTGTGTTATCTTCCATATAATCATACGAGATCTTGTTGTAAAGCTTATGCTTTCCATTTTGATCTGTATAATATTCGGCATAGATAACTACATCATCACCAAGTTGTACGATTTTAAATTGTGCATCCAAGTACATATCAGCCAAAGCTGCATATACATGATGGTAACGATCTCCATAAGTATCATACATAAACTGTTCATCACGACTTGCTATTTCACAAGTTTGAACTTGAGAATAGAATTTGTTGAGTGATTGAATGAACGCATCATACTCAGCTTGGAGACTATCGAGAGAAACTTCACCATTAGCAACGAAGAACTCTGAGCCTTCGAATGCTGGTGTTTCTTCATCTCCTACGACGCTAAGGCCGTAGAATTCACCTTCGGTAAATACTACTCTAGGGTTTTTTCTGCCCTTGTCATGTTCAACGAAGTACTTGACACTGCCAGGTTTTAACTCTAATGAATGTTGTTTACCGATGATTTTTTCCGCAATTTGTCCGACATCTTCTCTTCCAGTGAATAAAACAATATCTGTAATTGCATATGTTTTACCATTGGATTCCTCAAAACTTAGTTCTGCATCGATTGGCACATGGCCAAACATATACTGCTTTCTACTATGCGCTTCGAAGTCGTCTTTTTCCTCATTGTAATAACCAACTACAGGTGTATACGGTAAGCTCTCTAAGAGCTTTTGAGAAAATGCTTCGGTAAATACACGGCGATCTGCGGTCTCACCAATGTAAAAGATTTTTAGTTTGCACCTTGTGATATGCTCGTTGTCGAATTCTTCAATCTGGTCTTCTGCGAATATAATTTTCGCAGGTACAGATAGATTGATTAAGTTCTTATCCATCCGATATCACCTCATTCTGTTGGTCATTACTATTTTCATCATCGACATTGCTGTCGCTAATGACGGTTGTAGCCGCTCTATCCGCCGCGGTCTGCGTGTGAGATGATTGAAGTGGTATCAATATCTCATCAAGGTTTAACATATCTTCCAATGTAGTCACATCTAAGAGTTCGCTTTGTTTTACACCAGAAGCAACGATGGCTTCTAGTTTACCAATACCGAACTTCGCACTTTCTTGATATTTCTTAATATCATCAAGCTCATCGCGAATCGAAATATGTAACAATTTGATTCGAGCTTCATACGGTGTGAAGTTGTAAGCATTATTAAGCGCTACATTTAGGAAGTTCTCAATATTATTTAAATGACGAATTACTGTGGACTTATCTGTTTTAAAGGATAAGTCGAGTGCTGCAGGGCTATTGTTTGTAAACATCGTTGCATTAATCCCTGCGCTATTATATATATTAGTATAGCCTTGAGAAACTTGTTTGTTTTCTCTAGCTCCTTCTTCTTGTAATTTTAATAACTCTGTATCACCAAAGACTGTAATTGTTTCTAGCCCATCGTGATTAGCCACAATTTTACTGATTGCTTTTTGTATCGCAGCCACTTCATCTAGTGTAAAGATAAACTGATCTTGATACATTGGAATCTTATGTGTTAAAAAGTAATTTTATAGAAATAATCAAAGTTAAATTGAATGACATAAGTTCCATGATTTGTTTTAAACACTGCGCGACAATACTCTTGTGGTAAGAGAATCATGCTCAGTGTTTTGGCAGGGCGATGTCGCTCTACATAAACAAATGCTGAACCAGCAAGATATACTTCTTTTAATAAGGTTGGAATTGTTGATTCCAAAGACATGCCCTCAACTACATGCATAATGTCATGATAGCGAGCCATATAAGAATCTGCCGCTAATGGTCGTGCTTTCTTAATTAAGGTTGGCACAACTGTGTAGCGAATATGGAACATGTCTGCAAAATATGAAATAACTTTAGCATATTTTGGATCTACTGCTTCTAAAGACCTTGATACCTCTCCAGCTTTCCATGGCTCATCATAAGCATCTTGGATTAAGCGATCGATATCAGCTCGATCATCAAGAGCCCATAATCTCCTTTGAGGTAGGCCTCTTTTATTTAAACTGCGATCTTGCTTTACTTGTAGCTTGCGATCATCAGCATAAATTTGTGTGATCTTTTTCACATTAAAATCAGTAGCAGCCTTATCTAATGCGGCATTATTTTTCTTATTATTAGTTGCCACTTAGATCACCGTCCTTGCTTTTACTTGCTACCCAGTATACATAATATAATCAGATATATTACGAGAGCGAGTTCTGCGTTCATTATAATATTTAGTTTCTAAATAGATATGAACTGCATACACGCCGTACTCAGCAGCTGAGAAAAAGTCTTTTTGTATTTTTGCGTTTCTGCGTTTTATTTTTAATCCTTTTTGGATATTGTCAGATACATCTTCGATATCAAGGTTTTTTAATTCTTCTGCCATGACATCTGTTGTGAAATAAGGTAATAGTTTCGCTTTCCTCTTGCTATCACTTATTTCGTTGAAGTTTTTGTTGTCTTTGAATCTTGATATAGCATCGCTACCCTTAATCAACATCTTGATGTTTCCTGTTCCCACTTTGGAGAAGAAAACTCGATGGATCTCATTGGACAGGTCGCCAGTTGCTTTGATCTCATAACAGATCTTTTTATCCGGTGTTACACGACGCAACTCGCTATCCACTGTTTTGGGTGGGTTGATAATACCATACGAAGGATAAATTCGTCCTTGTTCGTCTACTTCCCATGGCATCGTATACCAGCAAGCGAGCATCATATTTGTCTATCATATCCTTTAATAGCATGGATACATATTCATAATTGTTTTGGTCAATTCGCAAAGCATTCACTTGGCGATAAAAGAATGAGTGTGCACGAGGACTAACCAAATACACCACAACAGCAATATTGGCTGATCCATCCTTTGCCATATCGGCAGAGATGACATAAAACTCTTCTTCTTTAATTTTATGTCGGTATGTATGTGCATTTACGACTTGACGCATCTTATCGATCGCAGTCATTGTAAATGCTGCCCCTACAGGTGAACCACTTCATTTCGATCCATACTCTCGTTCAAAAGAGTCTCTTTCAAATGAAGGCGATGAAATTATTTCTGTGATTGTTTGTTGGTCGAGTAGTCCATGCATGAGTGGTAGACGATAGTCGCCACCAATAATCATGTACTGATCGGGGTCAATCACTGAGAAACACAAGGTTTCAATCAGCTTCTCGTATGCAAAAGTACCCTGATATCCCGCTGTTGTTACGAAAATCTTATTCGCATGGGGCTCATTAGGGTTAATACTTCCTCTTGCAGTTTCTCGGCTTTTGTTCATCAGTGGTAGGATTCTTTCATTAATCTCTGTTGCATCGTGGTCGATAACCTCTTCAAAGATACCAGAGTGTCTTCGTGCACCACGAATACCAGAGCCAGAGCCGATCACATCAAACACGCCCCCATGAGTGAATCTGAATTCGGCATAATCCTTACCTTGAACAAATGGTTGTTCGAGTCTACCCTGACGGATAAACTTAATCATCTCGTTACCCAAGAATGGGAATTTAACCCAGAGATCTTGTGTAACTTTCTCTTTTGCGATATTCGCTGCTTGTAATTTAGTCCCTGCGACAATAAAAGCTTTGTGTCGCGGAGTAAGCATGGTTGTTACATATCGGGAAAGAAAAGCCAAGAACGACTTAGATAGACCACGAGTAAAGGTATGATAGGATTGTCGGTGTCTGCTCATGATGCGCAGCAACATTCGTTGGAAGAAGAATAAGTTAAAATCCTCTTCTTTCCTAATCAAATCCACAAATACATCGGGGTATACTAAGAAAGTATTAATAGCTTTTCCAAAATTATCAAAATTCTTATCAATTCTGGACTTTGTTACTAATTTGTCTGTATTGCCGGTAGTTTTGTTTAAAAAGTTCAAATAGTTGTCAATTTCAATTGGCAGCGCATTAGAACTCTTCTTCATCATATCCTTCGTCATCTATATAAATAGAGTCATCTTCTAATTCCGGTTCTTCAGACAAAAGCTCTGCTTCAATTTCTTCATCGTCAGCTTGACGAGCGTGTTGTAATAACTCTTCTAAGGGCAGAGCACGAAAAGCTTGGTTGTCAGCTTCCATTTTCTTTTGTGCTTCGTAGCTTTCTTTGATTTGATTTAAAGTCGCTTCTAATCCTGTTGATTCTAGCACAAGGTTTGTAGTGTGCTCTTTTAATACATTAATTGTTTGATCTACAATATCTCTTTCTACTTTATCGTAGTATTCAAATTCAAAGTTGTTTTCTTCAAGGTATTGTACTAAATCAGAGACATTTCTTATCACATCAGTATTAGCTGAATCAATCATGTCTTCAATTTTAGCTGTTTTCAGTACAGCGTTGTACGAGCTAATAAGTGCGCTAACATCTTTTGTGTCATCGCCACCTGCAATTGCTCTATCAATAGCAACGCTTAGTTTGCATGCTTTTTTAACCGACTCAATTTGAAATGGGTTATTGATATCAAAAGTATCAATGGTTTGGTTAAATAAGTTCTCTAGCTGAATTAGCTCACTAAAAGTATAATTACCCCATTTAATTTGCCCACGAGTAATAAAATCTTTCTTAATCGGCTCAATGCTTTCTAATAAAGTTTTGTGCTCGAGGACTTTTTGGAACTCTTCATTGGCTTCTTTTCAAACATCTGCTGTGCTATCCTGATAATAAAGGTTCTCTTTATCTTCATGCAGATACTGCTTCACATATGTCTTAACGACATCAACATCACTACCATTACGGAAGTTTTCTACAATCTTCATCCATATATCGGATTTGAAGGGTATGTTGTATGTTCTACAGAAAAAATTTGCATGCTCTATATTTGTTACATCAATGTTGTCTATGAGACAATCATAACAAATAGAAGGAACTAGCGGATTGTTTGAGAAAACCATTTCGCGTTCCGTGCCACACTTAGGGCACTTGGCGGTTTTCAAATCCATGCATACTCCTCCTTTATATAATTTGATACATGCTTATTATAGCATAATTCTATCATAAAGCAAATTTTGGCTATATTTTAGATAACATTTATTCACAAGTCAGGTATTATGTAAAAATTTAGATATTCTAAAGTTTGACGACGACTTATATTTGTATTAATATAATATGTGAATATCTATTAAAAAGCACCAAGCTGGAGTTTGACTTTTAGGTCTCTTTTTGATATGATTAATAATGTAGGAGGTACTTTATGGGAATAAAGGAATTAAAGGAAATAAAGAAAGAACTGGAAATAAAACTCCAAACCGCTATGTCTACATTAATTGCAGATGCAGTGATTAGCGCAGAGATATCTGACGCGCTAGATACCGTGGTGGTCACGGTAGTCAAGGAACAGGATAAAGATGCTAATACCAAATGGAAGACGGAAAATTATTTGGTGTATCAGTTAGTAAATCCTGAAAATATTATATTCCAGGGTACGAATAAAACTTTCTTTCTTAATAACAAAAAAAATATCACAGGTATGTTAGCAAACAATGCTCAAGTTGATTTGAATACTTTGTATACTTTGCAGCAAGCTTTGTATAAGTTCTGTGTAGAAAACGAGTTATTAGAAGTGAAAGATGACAATGTTGCAGGTGTGGGTGTAGATAACAATGAATAGACACACTTGCGCTATAGTTTTTACTATAGCGTTTTTCTTTTATATAAAAAAGGTGATGAATAATGAGTAAAGTAGAAAGTTTTAAAAAACTAAAAGCAGAATTACAGCAAGACATACATGCTAAATTAGAAACACTTATCGCACAGGTTATCCCAAACAGTACAATTCTAGTTACGGTATCCGAAGATATAGATCAGTTTAGTTTTGATATTGTCATGGAAAAACAAATTAGCAAGACAACATTGAGTGTCACAGAGAATGTGATCCAATATGACTTGAATGATCCTGATAATATAGTATTTAAAGGGTCGACACGCATCAGTGTTTACAAACCAAGAGAAGACGGTCACTATGGGCGGTCAAATTTATATTCAATCGCATCAACTAATGCCGAGATTGACCTAAGGACTTTATTTAGCCTACGCAATCGCCTGAAAGCGTTTGCGGTAGAGAATGATTTACTAGAAACTCTGGTTACAGTGGAGACGGATCCCACTACGGATAGCAATAGTGCTATCAAAGAAATTGATTAAGGAGGGAGGAAGAATGCAACAAAGATGGCGTACTGGAGACATTGTGGAACACATCTTATCTAAAGACTGGCTAATTGTATTACAATACGATGAGTACAGTAATAGATACCTGTGTCGGACAAAAGATCTGCGCGAAGTAATTTTATATACATTTGAGCTTCAAGAACCAAAAGCAAATCGATCAATCTAATTTTGGATATGTAGGAGGAAAATATATGATTGAACAAAAAATAAGCAGTAACACAATTCGTAAGTATCTAGGTGCGCTGACACCTGAAGAGTGTGATAAACTCTTTACTTACACTTTACAAAAAACAAACAACCCGGTAGAAGACCCTAATAAAGTTCCTTGGGAATTGGGTAAAAAAAATAATACGATTTATTATCAAAGTGTTGATGATGATGAAATTAAAGATATTTTAAAAAGATACAAGTATAGTTTGGCTGATGAGTTAACAAAAGCTGAAGGTTTCCCAATTTATCCACACCTAACAACTTTGGTATTATGGAAACCAGGACAACAAATGCCTCGTCATGTTGACGATGGTAATGGATATGCTGATCGTGAAGCTGGATTAAAAATGCGATATGTTACCAGTGTAACTTATTTAAATGATAACTATCAAGGTGGCTACACTTTTGTCAAGAATGATGATTCAAACGATCACACATGGAGAAACAACTCAATGCTTTCGTTCCCTAATAGCCAATTTAGAGATTACATTTCAAAACCAGAGAAAGGAGCAACAATTGCTTTTTATGGAGATGACCGTAATGCTCACGGTGTTACAAAATTAGAAAGTGGAGACAGAGTGATTCTTTCTACATGGTTTACAAAAGATGAACAGTACAAAGAGCCAGATGATCAGTTTCTAGATATGGAAGCTCTTAACAATATGCAAGAGCAAGCGTTACAACAAGCAATGGCCCAACAACAAATGGCCATGGCACAAATGCAACAACAAGCTGCTACTGGAGCGCAACAAGCTGGAGCACAACAAGGTGGGCTCAACTTTGGCAATTTAGAACAAATGCAACAACAGTGGCAACAAGAATGGAACAAAAATAATAATAAATAGGAGGGTTTATGGACAAAGACAATCTAGCTAACAGCAATATGAAGGCATGGGGTAGAGTCTCAATTACACCCTCTGGATTTTTTGGTAGTGATCCTAAACATATTATAGAGATTGCTAACTTTATGAGTGAAGAGGAGTTAACCACACTTAATGACTTTATTCGCAATAATAAAAACTGGGATATTACAGAATCCCATTATAATGAAGATGGCATTTGTATTTATGATGCATCATACTGGGAAGATCGAGTAGCAGGTGGTTCAACATTACAAAAGTATGCTCCTCATATTTTTGATATGATTGACACAATGATGAAAAGATTAACGGATAAGGTCAACGAACATTTTAGAGTGGATGCTTGGCCAACGAGCCCGACCATGGTTCGATGGGTGCCAGGAAACCAACAACTTCCTCACGCAGACAAAGAACTACACAAATATGAAAAATGGGGAGGGCATCCAGATCGTGAAGGTCAACCAAATGATTTTCCTTTTTACGACATCGCTGGCTTATTTTATATCAACGATGATTATGAGGGTGGAGAACTTTATTTCCCAGAACAAGGAATACAGTTTAAACCAAAACCAGGAGCGGCTTATTTCTTTCCTGGTGACAAAAATTACATCCACGGAATTACCCCAATAGAAAGTGGTGAGCGCTATACATGCCCATTCTTTTTTACAATTCGTAAACACTTTAACAAAGATGGTAGTGAAAAAGTTGTGGGACCTGATTGCCGCTTTGAAGATTAGGTGATATTATGGCAGAAAACATTTTTTATAATCTAGAGAATGCATTACTCTATCCAAGTAGAAGAAGTGTCGACATTATGTTTCGAGAGTACAAAGATGCCTTGTATGATTCATCGCAATATGATTTTAAAGAAATATACCCCAAAGTTTTTATTTATCGAAATCTTTTTACTAATCCTGATAAAATTACAAAAATTTTACAAGATGCTGTAACAGACCCTGATTCCAGTTACTTTTTTAAGGATTGGGCTCAATGGGGAGGTATTGATAGCCCAACAATATTTGGGCAATATGTGCTTTCTTTAGGGGAAGGTTTTGATAAAGGCATCAATACTTTAGCAGAACATAATAAAGCAGTAGAAGAATTAGAGGTAGTCGCGGAAGTTATTAAAAGTTTCTTTGCTGCAACTAACCATTATATGAAGTATTGGAATATCGAACCATCTGATGATTGGAATCATACTCCACCTTCTTTCTGTCGTTACATTCCAACTGATGCAATACCTGATAATAAACTGTTTATGCAGTTCCACACAGACTATCAAATTCAACTAGCTGAAGAGCCAGGAGATAAATTTGTTATTACAACAACCATGTATTTCAATGATGATTACAGGGGTGGCGAAATAGTGTTTAAAGTAAAAGATGATCTCTTTAGCTATAAACCTGAAGCTGGCGACTTGTTAGTATTCCCTTCTGGGCATCCATCTATTCTGATGGAGGGTGAAGACCCTATTATGCATGCAGTCAATCCTGTACCTGTCGGTGATCCCGATCGTTATATTGTACGCATGTTTCACCGAGTATATTCTGATGGCGATAATGTTCAAGAAATGATTGCTAAGAATATATTGCAAGGTGCTAAATTCGAAAGAGACGAAGGAGATACTGATGATAAATAAAGATAATATTGAAATTTTATACCCAGGGATTATGGTTTTTCGAGGGGGTATTAAAAACCCTGAGAATCTTATTCAAAAAATTGAAGAGTATGGTCAATGGGAGCCCTGGTATGATGTAGGGCAACAAATTGTTTTCAATGCGGGTGCAGCTCACTTCTTTAGAGACGGCTTTCCCACAGAAGAGGAATGGAAAAAATCTCGTCAAGAAAAAGATAGTATGACAAATCCTGTGGAATTAAAAGGTGTCTTAGATGAACTGGAAGGTGCGTTTTACGAATCCACAAAATATTACTTCGAACAATATGAAGGCAAACTAGATAACTGGTTGCATGGTGGTAGTAATATTTTAAAATACG